CCCCGCGCCATGAAAGCCCGGCGCAAGTTTTCAGCAAGTTTTCAGCAAGTTTTCAGCAAGTTTTCAGCAAGTTTGTGGCAAAAAAAGAGCAAAAAAAAGAGCCGGGGAATCAATCCCCGGTTTTGATTGGCTTCAATAAATCTTCCATGGTACAGCCCAATACATGGGCGATGCGCTGCAAAATGATAGCGGACGGTTCCCTCTGGCCATGCTCCCATCGGGAGATCGCCAGCGGCTTGCATCCGACTGCTTCCGCCAGCTGGGCTTGGGTCAGCCCGGCGGCGATCCGGGCGGCGGCGATGGGACTTTGTGCGCCACGGGCGCGGGGGCTAGTTCTGGGCATGGGATTCCTCCTTCATTTCGATGCCGAGCACTTCTTGGAGCTTTTCCAAATTTTGGGGGCTGGGCGACTGTACCTCTCGTTCCCAACAAGAGACGGTGACCGGGCTGCATCCGATTATTGCAGCCAATTTCCTTTGCGTCATTCTTTTGAAGAGTCTGGCATTGTTGATCGGGTTGTCCGTATATTTACTGTGCGGAGCCTGTTCTCTTTTCGCTGGCGGCAGCCCTAATTTTTTTCGTATGCGACAATCAGCGATTCTTTCTGCATTTATTGTCTTTTGGCTTGTCGCATAGCCGCCCTTCGAATAAGGCAAGTTTGTCTGTACGGTTTTTGGGGATATCCCGAGATATTCGGCGATCTCCGGCACGGTCATTCCCATCAGGCACAAGCGGGCGACTTCCCGCGTTCGCTCCGACGGATAGATGCCGTTGGAGATCAATACGCGGCGAACCGTCTGCTGCGACAATTTTAATTTTCGGGCAGTCTCTTTCATGCTTTTGGTGGCTTCATACTTGTCGAGGATGTCTTTTTGCGTCATGGATTTTCCCCCTTGACTTTGCTTGGACGATATGTTATAAAGAATTTGTCTCTCACAGAGAGCGGATCAAAATAGCAACTTGCTGATATGTTCAGCGAGAAAGAGCGCGCAAGCGCTCTTTTTTATTCGCCCAACAGCTGGTCGATTTCCGCGAGGCGGGCCAGCAGCGCTTGTTTTTCTGCGATCAGCTTTTCACGGTCGATTTTTACGCCGCCCTTGATATGGGCTTTGTACGCCGCGTCAGTATTGGCGATCACATTTTCCGCGACGGCCTTTGGGACGCGGTAAACCTCGCAAACGCTTCCTTCCGGGATGCATGTGCTCCAATTTTTCGTGCTTCCGCAGCTTTCGGGGGCTCCAGCGATAAAGGCCACATCATCCCCGACTCTGGCTCCGCTGTCACGACCGAAAGCAACGGCGATGGTTTTTCCCGCGATTGTAATCGGGCCTTGGGCCTTGACCATCTCGGCGCGGAACTCAAGGACAAGAGTCACGGTTTCGGCGGCTGGGGTCTCATCCGTCTCTCCATAAACTTCCATCATGGCTTTCCGGGCCGCTTCCAGCGCATCGGCCTTGATCGTCCAGCGGCGGGAACTAGCATCCCATTTCCCTCCGATCAATTTAATGCGGCTGACAAAATCAGCATTGTAGGGGCTGGCAATGTAGATTTTTTCGCCTTTGGTTTCAATTCTGATCGCGCTCATGATTTTATCTCCTTCGCCCGGCGGTTTATCCCGCCCGCGGCTCCTTCTTGATTACGATATTATTATATATCTTTTTGGATAAATAGTCAATAAGAATATATAATTTTCTGTAAAAAAATTTCCGGGAGTTCAACTCCCGGAATGCTGTCCCAGACCCTTTCCAGCACCAGCAGCCGCCCGAAGCGCTGGCCGACCAGATCAATCGCCCGCCCCATTGATCAATTCCTCCACGGAGATTTCAAGGGCTTTCGCCAACGCCACCGTGGTTTCCGTCCGAGCATGGAGCAGAATGTTCGAGCCATTTTCCAGCTTTTGGAGCGTCACCAGCGCAACGCCAGCCTTTTTGGCAAGCTCCTTCTGGGTCATGCCTTTCTCCCGGCGGATTGAGCCGAGCCGGTTCGCAAGGTAGGCATTCGCATCATTTTTGGCGCTGTGCCCGGTATTCAGCGCCCGAAGCGCGGAAGATTCAGACCGGCGGCGCTCGCCCGGCGTAGCAACGTCAAAAGCAGCGGACTGGATATTATACAGGTCAAGCATCGTCTTGACCTCCCGCCCCAGCAATTCCGCGCATTCGGCCTTGGCGGCCTTATTCCCGGCCATGGCCGATGTGGCAAGCTCGATCCACCGCGTCGACGCTCCGATGCCCTGTGCTTCGATCTTCGCCTTGAGTTCATTCCGCTCCTTGTAAACAAGCTCCATTTCCATATTGGTTCCTCCTTCTGCCGGGCTTTGGCCCGCCCGGCGGTGGCCGGGTTAGCGAGTTCCAAGATATTGGATTTGGATGTTGCCCTCTGCGTCGGCGATAAGCAGATAGTCGCACTTATCGTCATGGGCGAGTTGCTGCCAGTATCCATCGTCATAATACGGGCCGCCGTCAAGGACAAGCTCTCCATACACATCCTCCATATCGGCATTGTCAAAAAACCAATCATCAATCATCATTGTAACGTCGTCGGCGGTGTAGAGCGCCTTGTTGTAACTGTTCATTTTTACCCTCCTTCTGCCGGGCTTTGGCCCGCCCGGCGTGGGCTTTATTCTTATGCCTTTACGATCTGACCATCGGCATTGATATCCGCTACTTTGTAGCCATTGATAACACCGGCCATAAAGCTTTCCTGACTGGTGGCATAGATTTCCATCGTCGCATAGTTCAGCCAATAGGCCTTTCCGCGGTACATGATGGCATAACCCTTCATCAGATAATCCTTTTTGCTGTTCAGGTACTTCATTTTTATTTCCTCCATCATTTGGTTTTTCTTTTTATTTTATGCTCCTTAGCACAGATATATAATACCACAATACTAGTAGTACGTCAATACTATTTTACGATTTTCTTCAAAATTTTCAAAAAAATAAAGCCGCCCACGAAGGGCGGCCTGTTGAATTTACAGATGGCTTTCTACTGTTCCCCGCCACCTGTTCACAATGTTCTGCACGGTTCTAGGGTTGATTCCGAGCTCGTCGGCGATCTGCTCATAGCAGATGCCGTCGAGGTATTTACGTTTCAGCGCCCTGCGGTCGCGCTCACTGCGCACCCACAGTTCAATGACCCTCTCGTAATCCTGCCGCCCGTGCTCCATGGGTTAGCCCTCGGACTTGGTGCAGTTGGCCGGAGGGTCTGTGTAGCCCATGGCGCGCTGGCTGTCGCTTACGCCCTCGGTGGTGGGGTCTACCACCACGCCGAGGATGACCAGCACCCCGAAGACCGCGTTCACCACGGCCAGCAGCTTGTCGCCCATGTCCCCAAGGTCAATGGCAAATCCCAGCAGCGCGGCAACGGTCTGGATGACCAGCAGCAGCGCCGGGATCAAGGCCAGCCAAAAGGCCTTGTTTTTCAATCGTACCGTCCAGTTGATCTTCATTTTTTCTGCTCCTCGCTTTCCAACTTGTTCAGCCTTGTTTCGTGCGCGTCGATCCTGTGGTGGGCGGATTTCGCGCTTTCTTCCACCTTCCCCACCCGGACGGAGAGGTTGACGATATCGTTCCGCATGGCCCGCTGCTCCACGCGGATGTCGTCCACTCCGTTAGCGATACCCCTGAGGGTGCTCTTGACCTCGCCCTGCTCGGACGCTCCGCCCCTCGTGTCCCGGCGGCCTGTGAGGATCAGCATCAGCAGGGCGACGATCATGGCCGCAAAGGAGATGATTTCGCTGGTAGTCATTTCGTTTTCACCCCCTTTCCGGCAATAAATTCCACATTTTTTTGATTTAACGGCACAAAGTTTCGCATTTTCGTGATTTAATGGCACAAAGTTTCATTCTTGTACCAAAAATCGCGACATCATCCAGCCGGTGCGGCGGATTCCGTCGGTGCATAGCGCCGTGATCTGTGACCATTCTTCGCCCGGCTGGCGGATGGTGGCAGGCGTGTCGCTCCGCACGTGCCAGTACAGGTTCTCTCCCTGACTGGGCTTATTCCGCAGCTTCACCGGCAGCCCGTTCTCGGCGTACACGGTGGCCTCCGTCATGGGTTCGATTGGTTTCACCGGCTCGGGAGAGTTCTCCGCCTCCCACGGGCTGGCCCAGTGCGTCCACGGGTAGTCCCTGACCGGCTGATGCACCACGCCGTAGGCCGTGCCCCGGGCATGGACGCACGTCCCGTCCCCCAGTGCGAGGCCGGTGTGCTGCATGATGGAGCCTTTCTGCCGGTACAGATACACCACCTCGCCCTCCGGCAGGCTGTCGATGGTGCCCTTGCGCTTCCACGGGGCCTTGCGCCATTGGCTGGTGGCCCCGCTGGGCAATTCTACCCCCGCCGCCTTGGCGGCAAAGCGGGTCAGCTGGGCGCAGTCCCACACGGGCCGCCCGTCCCACTTGGCCCCGGTGACGAGGATATTCTGGGCTTGATCGGGGTATTGGGCTGCCTGCTGCCGCCGGAAGGCCGCTGTGCACGTCTGGCCCTTGGCCCCGTAGATATACCCCTGTCCGATCTTCGACTGGGCGAAGACAGCGGCTCTCTCGCCGGTCATAGCTCGCTCCTTCCAGCCGCCAGCAGCGCGGCCACCGCAAAGCCGACGATCCCGCCGACCACAAAGCCGATGGCAAAGCCGATCATGCCGCCACTTCCTTCCACAGGCTTTCCGTTCCGACCGCGCCCGGCTCCCAAACGTTATTGTCTACAAGGCTTTCCCACGTCTTGCCGTTGTGCGTCACCTTATCGCCCTTAGCATAGGGGTTGGTGCTGTCCGGCTGTACCCATGGCAGAATCTCCCCGCTGGGGTCGGTCAGCACCTTAGCCCATAGGCTGTGCGCGTCAGTAGGTGTCCATGCCGCCTGGGCTGTGTGGGCCGTCAGGCAGCGGTAGAGTTCGCCGCCGTATCGTACCCGGTCTCCTACAGCGTAGGTGGATTCCGCATTCCACGGCTTGAACAGCTCCTGCACCGTGGCCGCCTGTTCGTCCGTCAGCATGGCCCCGGCCTTGTCCATGATCCCCCGCAGTACCAGCGCCGCGTCGTAGTATTTGCCCATGGTCAGTCCTCCCTTACGGCGTAGTTCTCCCACTTCTTGTATACGTCCACGTAGGTCTCGTTTTTGTCTCCGTTGTGGGTGATTTCATAGTACATCCCGTCGCTGACGTTGGTACTCAGCAGAGCTTTCCAGTTTTGCAATGTCTTGCAAAACCACACTACATACACATCTTCAAGGCCGATTTGCTTTCCGTCCGTTTTGTCCATGTGAGAGTTAAAGTAGTCCACCACGATCTGTTTTGCACGTTCCTGCATTATTCTGCTTCCTCCGTTTCGCTGTTGACTCCCAGCAGCTCAAGCGCCGCCTGCATGTCCTCCGCGTCCTTCTGGGCCTGTTCAAGGGCTGTCAGTACGCGTTCCCCGCCCCGGTAGAAGTCCTGCCCGTCGTAGGTATCGCCGATCGCTACCGGCAAATCCCCGCAGGGAACCGCGTCCGGGAAGTCCGATGCATTGGCGGGATATAACCAAATGATGTTCGTTACCGTTCCATTTTCCACAACGGCATAATTCATTTCGTTCATGCTTTTCGCTCCTTATCTGTGATTGCGAATCACGACAATGCCGCTGCCGCCCTTGCCGACGTTCGTCAGGCCGTAGTACATACCGCCGCCACCGCCGCCGGTGTTGGCCGCGCCGCTGCTGGGCTGGTTTCCGTTCCACGCGCCGTTGCCGCCGCCCCCGCTGCCGCCCTTGGCCTGTGCGGAGCCGTTGCCGCCAGCTCCACCACCGCCCGCATACAGGGTGCCGGTGCTCTCGCCGAACTCCCGCGTGGTCGTCCCCTGTCCCTTACCGGGGGAACCCCAATGGTCGATGCCGATGTTGGCGGCGTCCTGCGGGTCGCCGTTGCCGCCGTTGGAGCCGCCGTTGTTCACCTGATTATTGCCATAAGCGCCGCCGCCGCTTCCGCCGCCCAGTTTCGTGCCGCCGCCAGCCGTCACGCCAAGGGCGCTGGTGCTTCCGCCCGACGCAAAGGCGCTTTGTCCGCCCGCGCCGATCACGATGTTGTAGGCCGTGTTCACAGCCGCCTGAACGCCCTTCTGGGTTTTGGTGTAACCACCGCTGCCCGCCTTGCCGTAGCCGTTGTTCGCGTCCCAGTTGCCGCTTCCGCCTGCGCATCCGCCTCCAACGAGGAACACGTCAAGGCCGCCCTTAGCGCTCCCTAGCTTGGTAAAGGTCAGTACGCCGCTGGTCAGAAACTTGATCCGCCAGTTTCCGTCCCCGTCGTCGATCAGGCTGTACGTACCTGTGTAGGTAAACTCCGGCAGACCCAAGGCCGTCCCAGCTGCGCCACGCCTGGTGATAAAACATTCGCCCATTTATGCCACCACCTTAATCTTGATGTGGATCGCCGTTTTCGGCTTCGCCGAGGATGTGAAGGTGATCTTCCCCGCGCCGCAAACGGCCTTGAGGATCAGTCCGAATGCATCCTGCGCGTCGCTCATGTCGTCCAACGTGGTCAGGCCCGTCATGTCCACATCCACAAAGGGCGTGTCACTGCCGAGGATGCCAGCGAGGGTCACCTCCTGCGTGTACGGCCCGGAACCAGTCCACCCGGCTACGGTCAGGGTGGCGCTGTATTCCGTCACGTTCACCTTTTCCACGCCATCATAGACGGCTTGCAGGTTCGCTTCCAATTCCGCCAGAATGGCGTTGTACTGGCTCTGCAGCACGCTGGTGTCGATGCCCGTCACGCCGTCGCGCATCAGGCCGCAGACGGTTTCGTCCAGCCGCTCGTCGGTGATGTTGCCCGCGTTGATGGCCGTCGCGCCCGCCGCCACGGCGATCTGTGCCACGCTGATTTCATAGGCCGACGCGTCACGCTGCAGGGCGGGAGCCGCAGGAGAGGCCGCCGCCGTGCCCTTCTTGATGTAGGCGTAGCATTTGTTGTTCAGCATTTCCAGCCGGATGCACACCCGGTCGATGCGCTTGTACTGCGCGTCCGCCAGCGTCACCGTCAGGGCCTTTCCAACGGTGTTGCCGTACACGCATCCCGCAAAATCCGCATAATGCAGCCACGCAATGCCCGTCCCCAGCGTGACCGCCATGGTGCCGTTGGCCGTCACTCCCAGATGGGTGCCCGCGTAAACGCCGCTTTGCCGGGTAGCAAACCACAGCTGCGCGTCCTCCGCCGTGTAGGCCGTGTTTTCAAGTGGAAAACTCTTTTCAGCCATTTTTTACGATCTCTCCCTTCACATAATTCAAGGGCTTGTCGCCGATCACTACTTTGATCGTCTCCACCCCTTGCCGGTTCTCGTATTGATATTCCGTTATCCGCGCGTCAAAGCGCAGGCCGTAGCGCTGGCTTTTGCAAGTCACCTTGTCCCCCAGATCGCAGCGGTGACCGAACTCATTCGCCGATAGCTCGCATTCAAAGCACAGGGCGTTTTTATGCTCCTGCAGGGCCTTGATGCCGATCTGCTTCTGCCGTTTCTGCCAATCGGGGTTGGTCTCGTCCTCGCCCTGATCCTCGCCCGTCACCAGCAGCTCCCGCCGCTGGGCCGCTCCCATCGCGATAGCCTCCGGGGACACATACTCGTAATACACGGTGCGCGGGTCGTTGTTGGCCGCGCCGGTCACCAGCGCCACGTTCTTGTATACGTCGTCGTCCTCGCTGACGGTCAGCTGTTTCAGATTCCCATATTCTTGAGAAAACACCACGCCGCCCACGCCGTCCTTGTACGTGCGGTCGGCCCCTTCGTAGACCTCGATCACGTTGGTCTTGTTCGCCAGGTCGAAGTTCGCCCTGATGCCGTATTCCGTCTGGCCCAGCACTTCTTCCGCCGCTTCCAGCAGGTCTTCTCCTTCGATCTCGCATTCGTACTCCGCCGTCAGCCCCTTCACGGAGGCGGTGGTGACGTTGAGCCAGCGCAGCTCGGCGTTTATCATGCCATACACGGCGCTTTCCACGTTGGTCACGCTGTACGCGTGAGCTATCGTCCGCCATGTCAGCAGGTGCAAGGCCGTGTACCCGCCCGCCGTGATGGTGTTGGCCTCCGTGTCCCGCTTGACGCTGATGATCAGCATGGCGGCGGGGCGGTCGGCCCGGTATAGATACCAGCCGCGCCGAAGCAGCCCAGCGTATTTGTCGGTGTCGTACACTTCCAGCGTAAACCCGCCCTTGTCCGTGTACTGCTCCGTCCATGTCAGGTCGATCCAGTTCTCGATTTGGCCCCGATACACAAAGTCCGAATCAAATACATGCAGGATCATCCGCTACACCCCCGCATAGGCCGGGCGGAAACTGATGGATGCCCGCAGCGTGTCGCCGCCCTGATCCGCGTCGGTCTTGATATGGTTCTGGCCGGGCTGCAGCTTAAAGGGCACAGACGCGATATCCAGATACTGGAACCCGTCGCTCTCGGTGCCGTCCGTCGCCGTCAGGGTCACGGACAGCTCCTCCCCTTCGTTGCTGATGGTCACCTGCTCCCCGGCGGCCATTGTCCGCATCACCCGAACCATTTCGCCGGTCACGATGTTCTTCACATAGGGGTTTTTCGCTTCCAACAGGGCGAGGAAAGTCACCGTCCATCCAACGGGCGCTTCGCCCTCGTTGTTGACGGTCACATAGCCCACTTGGGCCAATTTGGACATGTAGAAGGGGTTTGGGTCGGAAATATTCCACGGGAACTGGAACTGCGGCTCGTAGCCCACCAGAACTTTGTTTTTCCGCTCCGCGTCCCGCCAATAGGGGAAGGGGGCATACAAGGAAAAGCTGAACTTCGCCCCGTAGGGCTGGCGGTCGATATCCGGCGAGGACTTGACGTAGACTTCAAGCTCATACGCATCGTTATAGATGATCCGCCCCTTTGCCAGCGGGGCCAGCACATGGTTCAGTTGCTCTCGCAGCCCGTCAGACTTCCCGTTGATCGAGCCTTTGAGGGTGATCGTTTTCGGGCTGACGTTCTGGTGCTGCAGCACTTCGCCGATCTCCCGGTTGGACTTCGTGGTCTGAAACTCCACGTTCTGCGCCCCGTAGGACGTGACCTTTTCGATGTACGCGCCCGGTGCGCCGCTGTTGAACGTCACGCTGCCGATGTCGTTTTCATACCGCACCTTTGGGATCATCCGCGCCACCTCCAATCATCCACGGCGTTCCGCACGGCCTGTGCCACTTCGTAGGGGTTATTGGTATTCCCGCTGATATTGATCGTCAGGTTGACGGGCTGCTCCGTCTGCACGGGCATGGCCCCGATTCCGGCCAGCGACGGCATTCTTTCGCCGCGCCAGATTGCCGCCTGCGAGGCCGTCAGGACGGCTTCGTTCTCATGCAACCGGGCCTTGAAACCATCATAGGGGACGCGAGGAAGTCCCCTTGCAAAGTGCCCGCCGCCTGCTCCACTATCTGAAATTCCAAATACGGCATTTACTTTTAATGAAAGATTGTCCAAAAAACTTTGAAGCGCATTTTTTGATTCCGGGTCAGCTTCGACCAACGCCTTGCCGTTCAGGTCAAACCCGTCAATGTCCGATTGCATATTGCTTTCAGAATCATCCGTTGGTTCTATTTCCACTTTGGCCGGGTCGAACGTCAGCGTTTCCAGCAAAGAGCGCCCGCTTTCTTTCTGTTTCGTTGCCGAATCGTTCAAAGCGCCGAGAGGATCGCTGCTGATTTTATCGACATCAACGCCAAGCTCCCGCATTTTTTCTTCGCCGTTTTTCCACGATTCCATAGCGGCGACCAAGGCGACGATTGCTGTAATGTACGGATGCGCGGCAGCAGTACAGGCAATGAAAGCAAACGCGACCGTTTTCAAAATGGCCTGCACGGTATCGCCATTTTCAACTGTCCATTCCAAAAAGCCAAGAAAAGCATCAAGGCCATCCACTGCCACGTCACCGATGGAAGAAACAAGTTGCCCGATCTGCTCCTTGTTTTCCCCAATCCAGCCGGAAAAGCTTTCAATGACGGGGGCAAATTTTTCCTGTATCTCCGCCATCTTCGTGGTGATCGTGTTGCTTACATCGTCCCAGTCAGGAAGTTCAATGTTGAATTTTGCCTTGAATTTTTCCTGAATGATGGGGTATACGGTATTGGCCCATTCGTCAGAAATGGTTGAACCGATGCCACGAATCAGGCTTCCGACATTTTTCAAAAAGCCGGGGAATAGCTTGCCGACATTTTTCACGACGTTTTTCGCGGAAGCGGTCAAATTGTCGAACAGCTTATCAATATCCGCGTTCCCGTCTGCAAGCCCCATCACCAGATTTTCCCACGCGGCTTTCGTGGCGTTCCAGCTACCGGAGATCGTCTCGGCTGCTTCCGCCTGCGTGGTGCCCGTAATGCCCATTTCCTCCTGAATAACATGGATGGCTTCGATAACGTCGTCAAGGTTCTTGATATTGTACTTTTGGCCGGATAGCTTCTGCGCGTCCTTGAGCAGCCGTTTCATTTCCGATTGGGTGCCTCCATAGCCCAATTTTAAGTTATCCAGCATGGTATAATTCTGCTTTGCAAAGCCCTGATAGGCGTTCTGGATACTGGACATATCAGTTCCCATCTTGTTTGCATTGTCCGACATATCCAAAATAGCGGTGTCGGTCAGTTTCGCCGCCGCTTCTGTATCTCCGCCAAGGCTGGAAACCAGCGAAGCCGCAAAGCTGGTCGCCATATTCATGTACTGGTTTGCAGAAACGCCCGCCGTCTGGTACGCCTTTTTGGCATTGGCAAAGACAGTCCCTTGGGCGTTCATAAGCTGGTTATATTTGCCCTCAACTTCTTCTACACTTTTTCCAACGTCCGCAGCGTACTGTTCCAGATTTTTACCGCCAGTCCCGAACAGCGTTTCCACGCCGCCGACAAGCTGCTCATATTCCGCATAGCCGCTGATAGATGCCTTTGCCAAAACACCTAAAGCGGCTGCTCCGGCTGTGGCTCCTTTTACGACAGTTTTTCCAACGGAAACGGCTTTTTTCTCGATGTTCTTAAAGGTTTTTGCCAGCCCGCTTGCGTTAAAGGAAACCTTGTCGATTTTTTTATTTGCCTCTTCGGCGTTGATTGCTATACGCCCGTATAGTGTGAAAAGGTCTGCCATTCCGTATCACCTTCTTTTTAGTGCTGCGTTTTATGCCGTTTTTTCCATTGTTTTCTCTTTATCACCGCCTTATAATCTTCCAAAAGGAGGCTTCCACATGAAAAAAAGGGTTCTTTTTGTTTTGATTCTTCTTTGCGTTACCTTGTCAATGCCCGCGTTTTCGTCGGCGAATGAATCGGAAGACTTGCAGCTTGCCGTTGGCCTGATCGAACGAACCATCAAAAAAGAGGGATACTCTTTCTATTGTGTTTCATACGATGAAGCGGGAATCTGGGTAAGCGTTGCGGAAGACGGAAAAGCCGAAATGATTGCCTCTGCGAAAGAAAACGGTTATAGTGAGGAATCGTGGGAAAAATCCAGAGAATCCGTACTTTCCGTTTGTGAATCGCTTTACGGATTTGTTCGCAATACGATGGACATAAAAGACAAGATTCTTGGCTTTTACTTTCTGGATGATACAGACCATTCCAACGTAATTATCGCCGCTATGGGTTTCGGCGGTGAATCAAGAATCATATATGATGTGCTGAAAGACGAAGCTACAGCAGAACCATAAAAGGGAACGGCCCGCGCCGCTCCCTTTTCCTTATCGCACATTCCCGCGCCCGGCGTTCCTGTACCTTACATTCAGCCCCGCGTCAATGGCCGGGGTCACCTCACCACACGCCGGAAGGAAAGCGTTCAGGATGCTTTCCGATTCCGCTACAATGCTTTGTACTTCTTCCTGCGTTGGTGCTGCGTTCTTTTCCGGGTCGATGCTGTTCACGAAATCGGGGTAGGACTTGTCAAATATACGATGCAGCCAGACTTCCCAAATGACCTTTTCCCGCTGCTCGTCGTTGTATCGCTTGACCAGTCCTTCCACAAACTCGCACAGCTTCCCGGCCCGGATCATTCCGTCCATCAGGGGATAGGGGTTGGCATACCTGCGGAAGATGAGGTCGAAAAAATCCTGCTCGTTCAGCTGCGCGATCTGAAGACCTGCGTAAAAAAATCCGCAAACTCGTCCTTCTGCAGAACATCCATGACCATCCCTGCGAAGGTGCCCATGGGAAGATCAGCGATCTCCTGTTCCTTCATGCCGGAGAGGGAGGCAAGAAACTGGTACAGCTCCTTCCGGCATTCCGGCAGGCGTTCCACTACCAGCGAGGCCACATCTAACATGATCTGCATTCCCACGGTGGCGGCCAAGCCGCTTTCCTGTGCATCCCCAGCGTCCGCAATGGCTTTGCGCACGGTCTCGCCGTCAAAGCACTTTTTCAGCTCGCTCAGTCCAATTTTGTTAATGATGCGCAGCACCGAAAACAGGTCGTCCGCCTTCAGCATCCGCAGGGTATAGGTCTTTTCGTTCATTTTTGTTTCTCCTCCTAAAAAATCATGGGGCGGATGGCGTTCATCCGCCCCGTTTTCCCCTTACGCCCCAGGGGTGGGGTAGTAGATGTGCCACGGCAGGGTGTCCGCCTCGAGGGTCAAATCCGCGTAGCACTCAAAGGTCAGCGTAGGCGTGGCAACCTCCTTGTTCTGGGTCTCCACTTCCCAGCCGGAGGTGCACAGCGCATAGTCGAATACCACGATGATCGGGGTGCCGTCCAGCCGCTTGCCCACAAAGCCAAGGTTCTGCACATAGTCGCCGGTTTTGATCATCCCACGGGATTTCAACTCCGTGTAGCCGGTGGCCTTTTCGGAAACCGCCTCGTCCGCAATGACGGTCTTTTTGATCAGGTCGGGGGTCTGCTCCACGGGCTTGATCTCCATGGTGGCGGTCTCGCCCACCTTCACGGCCAAGTCCCTGATCTTCACCAGCGCCCCGTCCACGGGCACGTCGTACAGCTCCTTGGTAATGCTCACCTTGCTGCCGCCGTTGGTAGCGCACAGCAGGGATTCCGCAAAATTCCACGTCCCGGCCTTAAACTCAAGGCCTGCGTGTACCGTGCCAGCGCCGAACAGGACGTTGCCCGGCGTGGCCTCCGTAATGCCGGAGGACTTAAATTCGTCGCCCAAAGCCATATTCATTTCTTCCTTTCACTCAATAGATAGTAGTGGATTTCATAGGACACCCGCCCGCCGACAATGTCTCTGTCCTCGGGGTCTGTTTCGTAGGACAGAAAATTGCTGCCGTTGGGGCAAAGCACGGCATAGCCATCCCCAACGGGGAGAACGGTTCCCTCCTGGGGGATGGCCGCCTCTACGGAATCCAGAAAGTCGGCGGCATCCGCGTTGACGTTTCCGCCGCTTTCGGCCTTGAACCAGCCGAACGCCGTCAAGATATTGCCGCTTAAAAAATCCCCTTTCACCACCTCAAAGGTGATGTAGGGGAATGGGGTCTTCGGCGGCACATGGCCGGAGAGATACGCCGGGATGGGCTCCCCGCCGGAGGAAAAGCCGCTCCAAAAGGTATACAGGGCCTTGTGAAAACCCGTCACGGCTCCACCACCTCCGCAGTCACTTGGCTGTATTGCACCTGCGCCACGCCGGGGGTGGTCATGTCGGCGCTGTTGGAGGTAACGCGGTAGATTCGCCCATCCTTCTTCCGCTTCACGCGGTCGTCCTTTTCCAGCGTCAGCGTGACAGGGTGGACAATGGTGTAGATGGCCTTCATGCCGTTTTGCATGGCGATCTGAGCCTCATTGGAGCTGTTGGTGGTGATGCCCGCCTGAAACTCCGCGCCGTCGCTCAGCTCCCATGTCAGGCCGCCGAAGCCGTCCGGGGCGCTTTTCCAATCCTGCATCACAAAGGGTTCGAAGTAGTCCGTCAGCATCAGACCATCACCTCACTCGTAAGCCGCTGGTAGTCATTCAGCCGCCCGGCAAAGGCCCCCTGCCAGCCAGCCGCTCCGGTCACGCTGCCCGCGCTTCCACGGCTGTAGGAATAGCTGCCGAAGCTCTCCGACTGCAGCGCCCCGATGGGGTTTTTGTCGTCGTAGGCGCTGATCTCTTCCGCCAGCGCCACGAAAGCGGCGGGCGGGGATAACACCCACACCCGCCCGGTGAACGTTTCGTCGGTCAGCTCGTCACCGACCTGATGCACCCCGTCGTTATAGGCGCTGCCGCGAATGGCGATATAGCGGCCATGGGCCAGCGCCGGAGTGATGAGCTGGCCGCCCTCGATGGTGATCTCGCCGTCGTAGCTGCCCGTCTCAAAGTAGTTGCGGCAGTGCCGCATGACGCTGCCCATGGATACCGCCATATGCTATCCCTCCCTTAGCCCTTGGAGTAGATACGGGCAATCGGGATCGCCTTGGTATCGATGTAGGACTTGGAGGACGCGCCGTCGTTGACCAGCGTCCAGTTCGCGGCCTTTTCCAGATCGGCGTTGGTGGGGCTGGCGCTGGCCATGGAGGACTTGGTAAAACTGAAACCGTAGGGGGCCCACAGCTTCCGCTGGCGGCTGTAGATCATGCTCTTACCGCCCTTGCTGGCGGGGTCGCGGTCGGGTTCATAGGGCACAGTCGCGCCGATGTCGCAGTAGTCGAAAGCATCCCGGCCCAGCAGGTAGGTGGTGTACTTGGTGTAGCCGTCGCCCTTGCCGGAGCTGCTTTCCGCCACGTCCTCGGTAGGAACATCGTCGTCGATCATGACGGTGCGGCCGTTCCAAGTGGCAAGGCCCACGTCACGCTGCAGGCCGTTCGCGTCGGTGGCCTTGAAATATTCCAGCAGCTGCAGATTCTCAAGGTGGGTCGCCACGGCGCTGTGCATGATGGCGAGGGTAAAGATGTTCTTGTTCGCACCGGCGGCCTGCTGGATGGCATTGTTGAGGGTGTCCGCCGCCATCTTGCCTGCAGAAGCGGTGTTGCCGGTCGCGTCATAGGTATTCTTGGTGTTAAAGCTGCCCGCGGTCACGCCGAAGATGCCCTTGAGGATGGAGAGCAGGATACCCTGATCCACATCATCCCAGTACTCGGAAATCTGGGTAGCGGCCTTCTCAAGGAAATCCTGGCCGGTTACGTCGGTGGAGAAATCCAATTCCTCCCAGCCCTTGGCACGGCCCACGACCACCATGGACTGACTGTAGGTCTTGGTGCTGCTGCGGGTGATGTCCGTCGCGCCGTCATAGTTGACGGGGTCGCCGCCGATGCGGCCGAACATGGGCAGGGTTATGTAGTTACCGCCGGTCTGCTCGGCCAGCATGGTCTTCAGCTCACTGCGGGTGCGGAAGACACCCGCCCGCAGGAGGGCGTTCTGCTTTACCCGGGGAATGGTATCCACATACTTGCCGAATACCTCGGCGTTGAAAATTTTGTTGTCAAAAACAGCCATGTTTCATTCTCCTTTTCGATTAGTCGATTAATTCTTTCTGTTGCTCCGGGTGCGCATTGATGTATTCCATGCGCTTGGATAGGGGCAGCTTTTCGAAGCTCTCACGGGTCATTTTCCCGTCACCGCCGGGGGGATTCAGGGGCGGGGTGCCCTGATTCTGCACCGTTCCAAACAGGCCCGCGTGGGCCTCCCGGATGGGCTTCAGGACTGCTTCCGCGTCCTTGAGGGCGTCGCCGTCCAGCTCCACCTCGTCCAGCTTCACGGTGTTCAGCATCAGGTCGATGGCGGCGGGGTTGGCGTTGGCGGCTTCCAGCGCCTTTTTGATGAGCGCCTTCTTGCCCGCGTTGGTCTTCTCCGTCTCTACCTGCTGCTTGTAGGCATCAAAGTCGGCCTGTACCTTGGCCGCGTCGCCGCTGGTCTTTTGGAGGGCTTCATAGTAGGCCTTGTACTTATCCCGCTCTCGGGTCAGCTCGTCCGCCTTGTCGGCCCTCGCTTTGTACTCGTCCATCTGCTCCCGCAGCGCGTCCAGACTGGACGAATTGCCGTCGAGGATATACTCCACGGCCTTCTGGATGTTTTCCTCGGATACGCCCCACTCTTGGAGTTTTTCCTTCAACTGTTTTTTTGGTAGTGCCATGACACATTTCATTCCTTTCTGGTGGGCGCTCTGCCCGAAATGCTTTTATATGCAAACAGCCGGGGCGGCTCTTCGTCCCGGCTGTAATTGCCAAAATAAGGTGATTAAGTTCACGTTTTTGTGAGTTTTCTGCGAATTGTCGCATTAAATAACGTTAGAACCCCTGTTTCAGGTACTGTTCTGCGATGCTTTGTATCGCCCCGCGCCCTCCCATGATCGCGTCCCGCAGGTAGGGGCGACCGGCCATTTTATAGGTGCCGTCATGGACAAAGGGCGCGTATTCCAGCGAGTTCCCGATGTCAACGGTGTTCTCCCCGCCTCGCTCTACTTCGTACTGTACGTCCCGCATCAGATCGCCGGTCTGCCGGATGGGCTTGCCGTAGCCACTCTCCATCTGGCCGAGGGTCAGTTCCACGCCCTTCTGCCCGATAGCATACAACGCCGCTTTGACGTTCTGTTCCAGCTTGGCTTTCACTTCGGGGGAATGGTCGTCGAATCTTACGGGCATGGGTTAGCTCCTTTCGGGTATGAAAAACCGTCCGGCCTTTCGGCTGGACGGCTTAGGAATAGAACACTTTTTCGAGATCAACATCAAGACCAAATTCTTTTAAATCTTGATCGTTTATATCCAAATCATTTTTGATCGTATCGAGAATTTCATAATATGCAAGCTTTTTCCCTTTATAAAAAGCATCATCCTTATTTTTTCTCTCTTCTTCTAGCGCATCGTTGGCGTTGTCAATAACTCTAGCAATGATGTACTTAATAGTTTCTTCATTCATAATAATCCCCCCTTTTCTTTAATTCTTCTATTCTTCGCAGACGAGATTCCTTAAAATTTTCTATTTCTTTTTTCCAATGTCTTTTCAGCCCTTCTTGTTCTTGAGGCTCCTTGTCGGTCCAATTTGAGACAGTGTTCTCAGGATGCCGAATTTTTTCTTGGTGTTCTGCAATTCGCTTGTCGAACGTTTGTATTGACTTCCTAATGGAAGCTGTTTTTTGCCGTTGCAAATCCTTTTCTTTGCTGTTCGAAAACTGTTGCAAATCCAGCTTCATTATACCATGTTTGCCAGTATTTTCAAGGTTTTCAGTGCTTTCTTTCCGCTTTTCTTCCGGCGGCAGCACCACAGGCACAAGGACGCAATGGCAGTTGATCACATCCCCGGCCTTGCCGTTAGGGTCGCCGGGGTAGTCCATGACGCTGCCGAGGATGGTGTGAAACTTCTCGGACGCATCGATCTCCTTGCCGTTTAGCTCAATATGGCTTTCGCGGCTGTTGACCATGCGGGTTGACCAGCGCTTTCGCATGTTGATTCCCATCTGCTCCGCCTCATGGATGGTATCGCTCCGCGCCTGCGATTGCACGCGGTTCCGCTCGGTCTGGGCGATGCGCTTCGCGCAATAAGCGCTGTTTCCCATCACGCTGCGGATGCGGTGGATCAGCTTCTTCTGATCTTCACCCAGCATGACGGCCTGTGTCATTTCGTTCTGCAGCCTCCGCATCATGGCCGGAGCTTCCCGCAGGTTTTGATAGGCGATCTTGCTCATGGGCGGCTGGCTGTCCGTGAGGATGATTTCCGCCTGCGCCGTCGTGGGCACAGAATAGGACAGGTTCACCCCAGCTTGCTGATCGACCAGTTCCGCCGTGTAGAGGCGGTTAACATGGTAGACATTCGCGACGGTCTCCCGCATGACAGGTTCGACCTCCACGCCCGCCTGCTGGATGGCCTTTTCGATGTTTTTGACCACATTTTCCCGGCGGAGCAGTTCACGTGTGAACCCGCGCCGCCATTTCAGCACCTTCTCCGGGGTGTCGTAATAGGCTGGGGGCTTGATTTTCCCCTCATCCACGTCCCGGATTTTCCGCAGGAACCGTTCGCAGCTTTTCACTGCCTGTTTGAGCGCATCGCCGTAAACCGATTCGATTCGTTTTTGGAGTGCCTTTTCCAGCTCGTCAGAGGCCCGCAAAGCCTTGTCCAAGGTTTACCCCTCCTGTCTGTCAGGGTTCGCATTCACAGCCTGCTGCTGGCCGTCTATGGCCGTCTGGAGGGCATCCAAGGACGGAAGACCGCTGACGCGCTCCGCTTCCAGCGCCTCCAGGATGCCGGGGATGTCGTCCTGACTGATATAGGGGTTCAGCTTGAGGGCGGTCTCTTGATCGATATCGGAGCGCATGGTGTAGATGTCCTCCACCGTCTCCGACTTGTTGGTGATCTGCTGGCGCTGGAAAGCGATCTCCTCCGTGTCCACGCCCAGCAGAGAAAGCACCTGCTGAACGAACGCGAAGCATTGCCACTCGTAGTGGTCGCACTTGAGGTTGAGGTTGGTCATGGCCGCTTGGATGGCTACGTTGGTAAGGCTGCCGCCGGTCAGCTCGCTCATAGAGAGCGCCATATAGTCCTGATACAGCGCCCGCTCCAGCAGCGTCAGCGCCGTCTGCCGGGCCTGAAAGGGCACGTCGATGGTGCGCGGCTCCGCGCTGGAGCTTCCAGCCCCGTCGGACACGCTCATGGCGACCTTCAACTCTTGGATTTCCTGAATGACTTGCAATGCCTGATCGGTGCTGCCGCCGAAGTTGTTCAGCACCCAGTACACGTCATTCGCCCGGTCGAGGTTGTCGCCGAAGTCCGAGGTGATTTTGTCGTACAGGTCGATTTTTGCCCGGATGGAGGGGGTCAGCTCGCTTTCATGCTCGTCGTTGGCATACAGGGGTACCACCGGCAGGCCGGAATAGCCCTCGCCGCCCACGACCACTTCCCCCAGCGCGTCCCGACGGACGATCTGCTTGTAGGCCCGCTTGGGCTGCTCCTCGTCGTACTTGCCGTCCTTGGCGCGGTAGACGGTCACGCCATCTGGCTCAAAGACGCGCATATACAGGGGCCGCTCGCCGGAGAGCTGCCAGAACTGGATGGCCGCGCCCACAGCCCCGGTCAATTCGTCCAGCAGGCCCACGCAGCCGGACAGCAGGTCGCGGGCCGCGCTGATGGGCTCCAAATGGTCAAGGTTCCAGTAGCCGTAGCTGACCCCATGCAGCAGCGCCGCCTCGCCGATCTGCTGCAGCTTCACGTCAAAGCCCCGGCCCAGCCGGTCTTTCAGCGCCGCGTCCTCCAATGTAACGCCGTTGCCCAGAAGAAACTGGTTCTGCTGGCAGACGAACCGCCGCAGGAACGCCGAGGACACGCGGTTGCCCACCACGCGGACGGTGTCGGCCACCTTGCGGGTCAGGCCGTCTGCGTCCTTTTGCTCCCGGGTCTGGACTTTCAGCAGGTACTTGTCGTCGAGGGTTGGGTTGCAGCCCGCGAAATAGCGGTTCGCGTCCAGCGCGGCAACAAAAAACGCGGAGGCCTTGTAGCTCTCCACGATTCGGCGGGCATTCTCCGGGCCGCCGCCCAGATTAAGCCAATCCTGATAGGTGTAATCCGTAAACATTGCTTCACGCTCCTAGGAGGCTGCGGCGGTCTTTGTCCAGCAGTCGGCAGGCCACGGCGGCGCTGTCCGGCGCGTCGTCATGCTCCGCGTCCTCGGTATAGTCCATGATCTGGGCGATGTACGCCCGGTCGGTGCCGTCCAGAAACACGATATTCCTCCACCATTTCCGCAGATAGGTGGAGATTTTAAGGTACTTGTTCTGATACTCGGCATAGATGCGGGCCTCTTGGCCCCGGTTGCGTATCTCCTTGCCCAGATACCCCTTGTCGCCGTTGCTCTCGCAGTACACCGGGGCGCATTGGAGCCGCTGGCACTCGGTGAGGGCCGCGTCCAATACGGTATCCACATGGGCCCGCCACAGGCGGCCATACAGATACAGGGTGTCGCCCCGGCGCTTGGCGCAGGTCAGGGCGGTATAATCCTCGCCGCCGTAGGCCGCGTCGATGTGGGCGATGCCGTCCCGCAGGAGGGCGGCGTTGTCGGTGCGCCCCGGCTGGATGTCAAACAGGGCGTTTTCGGCGGCGATATGCCGCAGCTCGTAGTTTGCCGCGAACAGGGACGGGGACATGCTGGCTTTCAGCTCGGCCAGCTTTTCCGGGGTTATAAGGCCGGTGGTGTAGCAGTCGTGCCGCTCTGGCTCGGCCACCAGCGTGAACGCGTCCTCCTTGTGCCACGGGGTGCCGATGAACACGATGCGCCCGTCGCGGGTGACGATGTTCCTCAGCTCCTGTACAACGGCCTTTGTGCGCTCCCGCTCGGCCCGGCTGACGCGGTCTTGGAGGTTTACAACGTCGTCGCAGACGATCAGGTTCGCGTGCTTGCCGGTCATGCTGCCGCCGCAGCCGCAGCCCAGCAGCTGCTCGGCTCCTCGCGGGCTGTCGTACACGTTCACGGTCAGGCTGTTGGCGGTGGACTTCATCAGCTCCACGTTCGTCCGCAAAAGCAGCGCCGCCATGTACCGAAAGCCCTCGTTTTCAAACACCTTCTTGGCCTGCGCGATGCTCTCCACGGTATCCGCATCAGTTTTGCGCATGAATAGGGCGTTCTCGCCGTGGTGCAGCACGCACCACATAGCCAGCGCCACGGAAAGGCAGGAGGATTTATAGCTCAGGCGGTGGGCCTGCAGCGTATAGTCCGACGTGCCGTAGAGGATGTGCTGCATCCATTTCCCGTGGAGCTCGTCGGTCAGGTCTCGGAAGCCAACCATTCGCCCCACCGCCGCCGGGTGATAGCGCCAGATGTTCCAGACTTCTTCCCGGGTCACCGTATCTCACCCTTTGTTTCCTCCAGCAGCTTGTCGAGTTCGGCTTTCGCCTCGTCGGATAGGGTCGTGGTCTTCACATCGATCTGGTCGGGCGGCAGCTCGCCGATCATCTTCAAGCCCAGTTTGTACCACTCCGGGGATTTATCCATGTTCAGCACCAGCTTGGCCGCTAGGGTCTTTCGGCGGGTGCTGCCGTCTTTGTTGGGCTCATCCAGCAGGGCGCGCATTTCCTCCGCGATGCCCCGCCGCTCGGAGGACGCCTTTTTTGCGTTTTCCCTCGCGGAACCGTCAGCGGAGCTGAAACGATGGCCTTTCTTCAAATTCGCGAGGCTGTTTGGGTGCTGGCCTCTTGGCATTTCCATTTCCTCCATTTTTCGTTTATAATTTTCGGGCAACAGGCGTTCCAATCGACGTGATGGTGGCAGCGGCGATTGGAGGTACCCATTGCCGAAACTTTCACGCACGACGGCGCATAAACGACGGAATAAAATGTCTTGACATATGTTCCACCGTCAAGATAATTTTCCGTCATACCACCTTTGGACTTTTGCGTCATTTCTTGGTTTAATCCCGCTTTTAACGTCGTCAAATACAGCTCTCCGCGTATTCCGCCGGTCACATACGTATTTACGTCCTCATTGATGCGCCCCACAAAATTGATCGGGTTGTCAACCCGGCAAATAAAACTGTTCATGGCTTTTCGCAAGAGCTGCTGCTTCCATCTGGCGCTTTTAATGCCGCCGATCAAATCACCACCCTGTGCAATCGCCACGCTTTTTGCACCGGAGTCATCCAAAAATTGGATCAACGCTTCAAACACATGGTCAAGCTGTTTAATACGCGGATGCCAAAGCTTACCGTTTTTCTCGACCAAATAATGGAAAGCTGTATAATCATCATCCAGTTCGATAAAATATTTCAGTCCAAGATCACGCGCGATTGCAAACGCTTCATTTCTTGCAAAAATAATGCAGCGGCGTTCTTTCGACGTATCGCCAACATCCGTTTTTTTAGCGCGATCTTCTTTGCAAAACTGAACGACTTTATCACCGTAGATTCTGCGGTATTCTTCTTCTTGATCGTCTTCGTCATCAATGACGATGTAATAACGCCCTGTGTAGCCAGCCTTTCGTAAAGATTTTACCGTTTTGATATTGTTGGCTCGCCCATGGGACAGGATCAAGGCCGCAAAATCGTCACGCATCGGTATCTTCCTCCCGCAAGCGATCAATTTCCGCGCACATCGTCACATATCCATTGGCGATCGCGTCATCCACATCAATAATTACAAGCGCACTTCTTTCCATCAGCTTTTGGCATTCGGGAGAAGCAGCAGCATAAAATTCCGCGATTTTCGTATAATCGAAAACGATATGCCGATAAGCCGCAATACGTAAAAAATTCTTCTCCATATCCGGCAGCTCGGACGCGTTGATTTCTTCGATCATGCTTTGGCATTTTGTATCGTCGTAGAGGTCAACAACGGGCGGGGGTTCACCTTGCACCTCATATTGAGGAATATTCACAGCCGACGTATAGGTATTTTCAATTTCTGTTTCCAGTTCTTTTTCGTCGAAGCCGAATTGAGCCATATCCATGCTGATCCCGGCAAGCTCTTTCGAAAGTAAATCCATATCCCAGTCGGCCAACTCGCCGGACTTGTTGTCGGCCAATCGGTATGCCTTGATCTGCTCCTCGGTGAGGTTATCCGCCACGACAACGGGCACCTCGGCCAGCCCCAGCTTCCGGGCGGCCTTGTAGCGGGTATGACCGGCGATAATTACGCCGTCCTTGTCTACGACAATCGGCTGCTGCCAGCCAAATTCCCGGATGCTGGCGGCCACGGCATCCACGGCGCTGTCGTTGTTCCGTGGGTTGTTCTCATACGGGGTGATTTCCCGGATGGGTCTTTGCAATACCTCCATAGTTACGCCTCCAAATTGTTACCGGGTATACCGATTCACCCGGTCTAAGATTTCCCTTGCCGTCATTGCAGGCATGCTTCTCAACTGGTCGGAAAGGCTTTGCATCGTCGTTTTTTGTGCTGCAATTCCGTTAACCATATTCCCCGTCGCAGACCTGACACGATCAGCAAGCTTGCTTTTGGCATACGCGATCTGTTTTTCAGACACGCCGCTCGGGTCGTTCAGCTTGATCCCAATCGCAAGGGAGCCGGGTGCAGTGTTGTTCTTTTTCCCATAATCCCAAGACGCTTTGTTGCTGTTAAAATAGACGTCATTTCGAGACGGGCTAAAACCAACGTTGTAAACAACGTCATAACCGCCCTTGTTGATCTCATTCGAATAACCGACCGCAAAATCGGAGACGGCACCCTTGCCGCCGGAAAAGGTGGTGAAGGTTTCGGAGCCAAGTTGTTTCCCCTGATAGGTGATTTCGATCCTTCCCTTTGCGCCGCCCTTGGCGATCCCCTTCGAACCGCCGCCAGCGCCAATGGAACTGCCTCTGCCGCCGAAAAACTGTAGTTCAAGCCTCCGCATGGTTCTTTCCCTCCCTCGCTTTTTCAAACCGCCGGTAAAAGGTTTCCACCGGGCAGATGTTCCCCCGGCACTCCGCCGGGATATGGCCCCAAAACAAGATCGTTTCCGGCTGCAAGCGCTCCAGCATGGCATCATAGCCATTCACAAACAGGCGTTTTGCGTCGGGCTCCTTCTGCGTCCCAACGCTGCTTACCGCTACCACGCTCTTTGCCGGTTCCCCATCAAAGCACCATTCATAGCTTTTTTCGTCCGCCCAGCAGATCGTCGGGATCACCTTGATCCCATTTTTCTGCCAATACTGCCCAAGCCAATGCTTACGGTAATGGTTGTACAGATTCAGGGCGGTCGGGGTATCGGTGTATAGGCTGTAGTCAGGGGTCAAAACGGCGCTTGCACATTGAAAGGCTTCTAGATAGCGGGAAGGGTTATTCCAGCATCTGACCATCCGATAATCGTCCACGAACATGTGTACGCCCTGACTTTTGGTAAATGGCTTGCTCAGATCGTTGAACGGAATCCATTCATCCAAAAACGGAAGCTCCACAGGATCGATCACGGGGATGTCGTATTTCCCCACCACATCCGCGAACTGCGGCAAAAGATGTTCGAGATTTTCAGTCAAACGCCGGAATGCCATGCTTTCACCTCCTGAAAAACTGCGCCGCCCCGCCACAGCGCAAAACATGGGGGCAACCACTCCCCATCTTCCCGCGCCGGAGGTAAGCGCCGCTCCTTAAATCGCCTCCCACGCAAAAAGGGAGCGGGCCGAGGCCAACTCCCTTTTCCGTGTGCTATTCAATTTGCAATTATCATTATATTGTATTTATTTTTGTTTTTCAACTGCATTTTACTGCACGGAAGCCAGCTCGCTGTTCATGGCCTTTATGATCTTTGGGAGCTGCAGGGCGAAGAAATCGATCATTTCCTCGTTCTGTGCCCAATCGCTGTTTTCCGCCAAGCCGGATTCATACAAAAAGGCATGGATGACCTCATGGCGCATGTTCTTGTTCATTTGCCAATACAGATCGCCTTTATTTAACGGATCGTCTCCAGCGTCGCCGTAGTCGTTCACGACGATCTCCTTGATGGAGTTATCGCATAGCCCGTCGCAATCCTTCAAGCGCTTGTCTTCACTCTTGTTGCATAGTGTCAGGATGTATTCGGTGCCCAAAATGTCGATCTTATACTTATCCAAGGTCATTCTCCTCCATCCACCTTCTGATAATGCCAAGCGCCCGGCCGTGCTGGATGAACACCCAGCGGCTCTGCCGGTCTTCCTGCCGCTGGAAATGCTCGATGATCTCCGGCCATTCCGCGCCCTCGATGTAGCGCATAGTCAGGATGAGCTTCTGCCGCTCGTCGGTCAACTGGCCGATGGCGCTCAGTACCTGCGCCGCCTTGCGGTCGATGCGGGCGATCTCCGCCGCGAAGCTGCGCTGCGCGTCCACATTGTTCACGACGGCCTCGGCCATGCGGTCATATGCCGCCGGGCTGCCGGAAACGCTGATGGGCTTCAGCTTCGCCGTGCAGGATGTAGCGGACGCGTAATAGCGCTCCATGTGCCGGGCAAGCCGCTCCCTTCGCTCCAGCATTTCCGGGTAGCCAAACAACCATTTCTTCGCCGGGTTTTCTGGCTTTTGTATCAGCTTCGCGGTCTCCATCGTTCCCTACCTCCCGTCTCGTTCGCCGCAGGGCTGCATTTCGCGGCATTTCCCACGGTACACGCAGTCCGGCACCAGTACCCGCAGCATTTCCGGGTTTAGCCCGATGATGGCGTTGCAGACCGCAGTCCAGAGCTGCCGTGTCTCCGTCGCCGCTTTATAGCAAAGCCGTTTCCGGCTGATGTTGATAAGGGCCTGCGCGTTCACATCCATGGTCAGCATCACGGGCGCGTCCTGCCGGGCCTTGTTTCGGTCGTACCTGCTCTGCCGGTCGTTTCGCTGGCTCTGCACGTACCATTCCACGCCATATTTATGCCGTACAAGATGCATTGCCACCCAATAGGGCACGTCATATATTCGCACCGTCCACATAAGGGTTCGGATGGGGGAATGCTCCGCCTTCAAGATTTTTTCCATCCACGCAGGGGTGGGGACTTTGTCCGTCCCCTTCCCCTCCGTTCCCAGCGCCAGCCGGTAGCATCGCGCCCAGTCTTCTTCCGTCGGCCTGCGGATGATCTCGATCTTACTCATTCTTCCTCGCTCCTATCCAGTCCACGATATTTTTGGCCGTCAACACCGCCCAATAGCCGACGATCCACGGCCACATGTTCCGCCCGGCAGCCAGCCCCGCGCACACGGTCAGGGCGATAGCCGCCAGCGCCAGCACAAGGGAGGCAGAGGTGATTCTGTATGGGTTCATGGGCGGGCCTCCTTATGGTTTGGTTTCCACGTACAGGAGCGGCTCGACGTGGAAATATAGGCGATAATGATACGGGTCTGTATGCGTCCCTGTGATGTCCTCCACGACATACATGGTGTAGGCATTTAGATATACATAGTTCTTTTTGTAGGTTTTGGGGCCGGTTTTGACGGTGACGATTAACTCATTGTTATCATCATCATTGTCGATCGACATATACCCCTCTGCCTCCAATATGATCTTGTCGGTGCGGGCATTGTAGACCGTGATTTTCCGCTCGGATTCTAAATAATCCGCCTGCTTTGAAATATTCCAGTTGGCCTTGGAGGCTTCGGAGCATCCGCATAGCAGCAGGAGCATGGCGGCGCATAGGGCAATGAGGGCATGTTTCTTTTTCATGGTTCAATCCTCCTTCGGCGGTTCTGGCAGGGGCATCCAGTGGGTGACAAACCTTGTAATATTGGTCAAATCATCACAGGTAAGCCATTCGCCGTCGCCATAATAGACGGCAAACACTATCCCGTACCCGTTTCGCCCATATACAAGATACGTTGCATCGTCTTCCGGCAGCCTGTCCTTAACGCTGATCCAGTCCATGCTCATTCCTCCCACTTCTCCGCCGCCATCTGCTCCGGCGTGGGCTTCTGGGGCCAGCAGCGCCATGTTTTGCCGTAATTTGATAGGGTTTCTGTGCATGCTTGTCGTGTTAACGGTGCAAAGAAAAAGGCTGTATCTCCGTGTCTGTGGCTCGGGAATATTGGCACCGCACCCATCAGCACTGTACACTCCACCCACACAACATCCAACTCTTTGTTTCCTAATTCCGCAATGATTTCTTCCAGCGTCAGCGGATGATTTTCCGGCTCGGCACGGTGGAGGGCGGCTTCTCGCGCATATGCCATCTTTTCCTCCTCGGTCATGCCCTTGACTTTTTCTTCGTCCCAGATCACGACGGGGGAATTGGAATAACATTTGGGGCATATCCAAGTGTAACTATCATCCAACATTTCCGCCCCGCAATAGGGGCACTTCGGCGTTTCAATCATTTTCCGCCCCATCCTTCCGGCTTTTTGCAGCGCTCAAATTCGATGACCCAGACCCAGGGATTCGCGCTCCAGCAGAACTCACGCAAATCTTCACGTTTGATCGTTTTGTCCCAAAATTCCGCGAAACGTGTGAGCGGAGAATCTATACCCGCAGGAGAGTCGGAAAAGCCCTCTGCAATAGCTGTTTCTTCGTCCATAGCGTGCAGCCAGTCAACACGCACATCCTTCGCCCGCAGGAAGATTCTGGCAGCTTCTTTCGGCATATGGACGGAAGGATACCAGCGAGCTTCCTTTGCCGCATCGCAGGTCGGGTCGTCGGCTTTGTATATGTAGTGGATTCCGTCGGTGGGCCAGTTCGGGTAAAGGCCGCACTTGTCCGTGGTACTCCACGTCTCCCGTACCCAGAGAACATCGCCATCTTCGCAAGGAGGCTTCATTCTGTAGCCATGTCCGTCATTCCAACCGAGCCAACCGATATTGTTCCATCTTGGTCTTGTAGGCTGCGGCTTGATCACCCGCCGTGTCTGCGTTTTCTGGCCCATCAGAATGGCTCGTACCATGTCGGTGTTGAGCAGAATCGGTTTGAAGGTCATTCGTTCTTCTCCTCCCCGTCCATCTTCGCGCCGCAGTTGGGGCAGAACTTTGTGTCCTCCGTCACATAAATACACGGGTTTTGGTGGCAATGTGAACACTCCCAATAATGACCATGGCCTACATGCCGTAAAAGCCATTTGGCGTGTGTCATAGGCGCAGCGTCAACGGCGGGAAGCCTCCTTGCGTCCTGATGCAGCGCCTTGTTCTCCTCGATCAGGGCGGCGATCCTCATGCCGTCCTCCCGGATGCAGTCCTGCAGCCGCTCATACTCGGCGGCGCTGATCTCGATCATCTTTGCCATATCAATCCTCGTCCTCCAATTCGATCCAATTCAGCGGGTCGCCGAAATCCAGCGTCAGCCCCATGCGCTTATAGACGGCTTGCACGGCATCAGCGCTGGTAAAGCAATCCACGATATACCGTTGCATTTTCTCCAAGACCCGGTGGCAGCGCTTCCCGCCGAAGCCGTGGATGTCGTTCAGGGCAAGGCATACGGCGGCGAAGCATATCTGATAGGTGCCGTTGATCCCGGCGGTGCGCCCGTCCTCGTAGGCGCTGTCCAAGTCCTTCTGCGTGATGCCGTTCTTCACCAGCGCGGCAAGTTTCTGGTCGTGGGTCATGCGCTGCCATTTCGGCTGCTGCTTCTTGGCGGCTCTCCTTTGTGCGCGGTTCATGGCCGGTATCCCTCCAATACGACGTATTCTTTAGGATATATAGCAATATTAATTCCCTTCACGATTACCCAGCCGTCGCGTTCCCCATTGGAATAGTAAGAACATCTTGTAACCTGGAAAATATCGCCATTATGATAAGTATCTTCATAACCAGGAAAAGGATTTACGATCTTGATGTACTCTCCGGGATTTGCATAGCGCTTCACTTCCCGCACTTCCGGCTTCTTCTCGGCCTTCCTTTGGCTGTTCCACAGCCGTTCAAACGCCAGCTCCGCCCCTTTCTTCCAGTCGAACTTGTCCGCCGGGTTCCGCCGGGCAATGGCGGTCTTGATCTCCCTGCCATTGATGGTCATGGTGGCAGTGGTAGTAGTGCCGTCGCAATCGATCAGGATTTGATACGACGGTTTGCACGGGCAAAAATCGATCTGGTCAAAATCAACGACGTTACGTTCATCATGGCCGTTGCTTTGCGTTAACCTACCATTGCCGAAAAAATCCATTTCTAAAACCGGCATAAGGTAAAGAATGGAAGTTGCTTTTAGGTTATTGTTCCAGACAACCCCGCGCTTGTCGCACTCTTTCAGCAGCGACAACGCCTGTTTGTTGTTCTTACAGCGGATATCCACTTTCCCGGCGAAAAAATCATTGATGGAATACCTTTTCATTCCTTTTCCCTCCTACTCGTCCTTTTCGTCTTTGGCTCCCTTGTTCCGATGATACGGCGTTCCGGGGTTCCCCCAGACGGCCTTGTACTTGTTGCACTTAGTGGCGGCGGCTACGCGGCGCACGTATTCGCCGCAGCTGGTCGGCGGCTCCAGATGGTAGCTGGGGCTCTGCTGGCAGTAGCAGCGGTAGCCCGGCTCCCCGTTCAGCTCCGGCCAGTGCCACAGGCAGGTAGAGCAGCGCCCGTGACGTTTCTTCCGGCTCAGGTCGATGACGGTCATGACCTCGCCTCCAATTCCCGGCCCGCCTCCCACTCCCGATAGAGGGCCATCCAGTCCGGCAGGGTCATGGTGACCAGGATGGCCGCGTTGTTTTTGCGGTGGAAGACGGCTGGCAGGTCTCCCTTTCCCCCGGCTGCAGCGTCCCGGATGGCCTGCTCCACCCACTCGTAGAGCCGCATCTGCTCGCAGTGCTTGGCCTCGATGTGGATGCCCGGTAGGCCGATCACATCAGACGCGTCGCCGGTGTTGCCGCAGTACTGGGCCGTGCGCCGGGTGTCGTACCCTTCGGCCCGCAGGACCGAGGCCAGCTCTCGCTCAAACCGTGCACCCTTTCGGCGGCTGTTGATCGTCATGTTCCTCATCCTTTCGCGATGCATTTATAGGTCATGTGACTGGGGTCGAAGATCAATCCGATTCGCCCTAGGCTGTCGTTTCGGTTCTTGGCAACCTGCAGGGCGATATACTGTTTTCCATGGCGGGTAGCCATTTCCGCAATGCCACGATGGCATTCTGGGATGGCGGGGTCATCCAAGGTTTCGGGGCGGTGCAAAAACACGATGCTGTCCGCGTCCTGCTCGATATCGCCGGAGCCGCGCAGACAATCCATGGTTGGCATTTCCAATCGGCCCTTCTGCTGCGGGCGGCTGACCTGTGCCAAGGCCAAAACCGGGATTTTCAGGTCAAGGGCCATTGCCTTTAGTTCATGGCTGACGGTGGTAATTCGCACAAACTCGCTGTCGGTCTTTTGGGCCGTCTTTAGCAACTGCAGGTAATCGACAACGAGCAAATCGAGGCCGCGTTCATCCTTTCGCCGCTCTGCCTCGGCCCGCAGGGCTTCGACGGTGCGGACGGAAAACGTAAAGGGCATGTTGAGATTCGCAAGTTCATTTCCGGCCTCCATGATGTGTTCCCAATCGTCGACCTCAAGGCCCTTGCCGGTGCGCAGCTTTCGCCCCTCCACGCCGCTCCGGGCGGCGATCAGCCGGCGGAGATACTGGCTGGGGGTCATTTCCAGCGAGCAGACGCCCACCTTCTTCCCGGCCCCGGCGATATGCATGGCCATGTAGGCGGCGAGGGCGGATTTCCCTACGGCGGGCCGTGCGCCGAGCACCGTCATTTCGCCGGGGAACAGACCGCCTAATACCGTGTCCAAGCACGGCACGCCGGTATTCAGGTACGTGATTTTTCCCTGACTGGCCGTCTCGATCTCGTCGATGGTGGTCATGACAAGATCGGTCATTTCCACCCAGCCATCATTGCCGGAGGTTAGTTTCCGCAGGCTGTCCATGGTGGCGGCCTTGATAGCGTCCGTGTCCCGATGCTGGTCGTTGGCGGCAATGGACAGGGCTTCGGCGATCCGTTCCATGTCCCGGCGGGTGGTGATCTCCCGCAGGGCCTTGATATCCTGCGGCAACATCACGGTGGACGGAGAATACCGCAGGGCCTCCAACACGGCAGCCTGCCCGGTCGTGGGAAATTCCTCCGCGATCGCCCGGCCAATGCTGGGCGCGTCGTAGGGTTCACGGCGGGCCGTGGCCTTCTTCATGGCGGCGAATATGGCCTTGTATTCGGGCACGGTGAAATCCCTTTCGGTTAGGCCGGGGAGCCATTTCCGGGGATCGCCGGTCTGCAGCAGGCCCCCGATGACGGAGCGTTCGATGGTCTGGTCGTAGATCATCTGATCACCTCCCCGTCTTGGATGAACGGTATCTCGTAGAGGCTTTTGCTCTCTTCGGCGGGCTTTGGTTTGTCCTCCAAGATGCGGCGGACGAAGGGCCAATTCACGCCGCCCTTGCGGTCATGGTCGCTGGCGGTGCGCAGGGCTGCCAGCAGGCGCTCCTCCCCGTAGTCGGCCAGCAGCCCCATGGCGGTGTCCATGGCCTGCAAGGTGGGCTGGATGCCGACCCGCACGAGGGTATTTTTCACCCGGTCGTACTGCTGGGCGGCTGCGTCGCATTCCTCCGGGGTCATAAAGGGGGCGGTGGCGGTCATGCCCTCGCGCGCGCACGCGCGTTCCTCCTCCTCTTTGTCTTTGTCTTTGTCTTTGTCTTGCACGATATCGTACGATATCGATTTTTCTTGCACGATATCGTACGATATCGATTTTTCTTGCACGATATCGTACGATATCGTGGATGTTCTTTTTCGGGCAGCTTTCCGAGCACCTTCGGCCTTTCGGTCGTAAGTTTGCTGATCTCTGTCGATGCTGGCTTTGGCCGAGGGCCATACAAACCGCTCGTTTCCGCGAAGATCAGGCTCTTGTCCAGACATAGCGTATTCCAGCATCGCCTTAAAGAGCCGTCCGCATTCCGCGTCGCTGAGGGGCGCAAGGCTTGAGGCAAAGTCCGTAAAGACTTTCAGATACTTCATGGGTGTGCTCCTACTTCATTATTCGGTCAGAACGGAAGATCGTCGTCCGTGACTTCCTGATAGCCATTGTTCACCGGGGCTGCGGGGGCCGGTGCGGGCTGCTGCTCGGCTCTTGGGGTCAGGAACTCCACGTCCTGCGCCATGACCTCCAGATTGGCGTAGGCCTTGCCATCCTGCCCGGTGTAGGTGGAAACGCTGACGGGGCCGGTAACGGCCACCTTGCGGCCCTTGGAAAGGTACTTCTGGCAGGTCTCGCCGGTCTTGTTCCATGCCGACACCCGGAAAAAGTCGGTCTTGTCGTCCTGCCCGCGGCGGCTGACAGCCACGGTGAAGGAGCAAACGGAGGAGCCGGACTGGGTGACCCGGGTCTCCGGGTCGCGGGTGAGGTTGCCGATGATGGTGAGTTTATTCATGTTGCTTTCCTTTCAGCCGGTATACCCGGCAGATTTTTTCGTCGATGGTGATGGGCTGCAGGTGGTATTTTTCCATCAGCTCGGGGTCGCCGTGCTGGTGGGCCTCCATGTGATGCTCCCGGCAGAGGGGCAGGGCCTCCATACCCATGTGGTCGATCTCGTCCCGGTTCCGGCCCATGCCCACCCGGTCGATGTGGTGCAGCTCTCCAGGCCTCCGGCAGACCGCGCAGACCTTGCGCATGGCGCAGGCGTAGACGTAGGCGGTCACGTCTCCGGCGATCTCCGCAAGGTTTTCCCGGGTGGGGATGCCGTGCTCCACGCAAAAATCGATGTACAGGCGGGCGGTGGTCATGTCGCAGTCGGACAGGCTAAAGCGCTTGATGGCCTCGGCGGTGAGCTCATCCATGCGGTCGATCAAAAACTTGCGTTTCAAGTCGCCGTTGAGCATTTCCCGGTCGCCCGCGCTCAGGTAGCCGCAGGCGGCGGAAATATCGCCCACCAGCGCCCATGCGTGGCGGCGCTGCTCCGGGCTGATCTGCCGCTTATCGTGCCATAGCACCATCACGTCTTCGCTCAGGTTATCCACCGGGGGGCGGATGGTTTTCACCGCCACGGCTCCCCGGTGGTCATAGGCCCGGCCCACGGTGGAGATCATAGGCGGTCACCTGCCGAGCGCCGGGCGGCTTCGTCCTTGCCGCAATCCACGCACAGCACTTCGCCGAACTTCTCCTTGCTGGCCTTCGCCAGCTCCTGGGCGGTGCGGTTGCCGTAGGGCTTGATCTCATGGCCGCAGGCGGTGCAGTAGATCGGGACGGCATCGGACTGGTTCGCCGGGGTGCCGGTCTGTTTCTTCTGCTCGGTCTCCTGTTGGTTCTGTTCGCTCTCTGGGGGCTTCTTTTGGGCGGGCGGGTCTTCCGGCAGGTCTTCGCCCGCGTAGATGTACAGGCCCAATCCGTGGCGGGCAATGGCCTTCGTCAGGCTCCGCTGGATGGTCTTGTTGACGGCGAAGCTGTCTACCTGCGCCAGAGGGATGCTGTGGTTCAGCGCGTCCATCACCGGCAGGTACTCGATGTGCTCCAGCGAGGTCTCCCCGTCCACAAGCGTCACGCCGGTCTTCACCCAGCAGGTCTTGCCGTCGGTGTGGTAGGGGTTGCCGTTGGCCGCCTCATAGACGGTGTAGTAGCTCATGGGGTAGCGCTTTTTCAGCTCGCCCCATGCCCAAGCCCAGCTCAGGTAAGTCAGGTTTCCTTTCTTCTCGGTGTGGCCGCTTACGTCCACGCCGTTCAAAATTTCAAACGGGCTCATTTCCTTCCTCCTCCTTCTCCAGCGGGCACCAGAGGCCGAAACGCTTCGGCGCCCAGATGATCTCCCCGGTGACGTTACAGCGCTTGCGGTCGCGGTTGTATGCGTCGGTCTGGCAATACTTGCAGCCCTCGCAGCACTGGTGGTCGGGGTCAAAGCCTACGCGGTCGGTCAGGCGATAGACCGCCGGGCGGATACCTCCATGCACGGCCTGTCCCTCCATTCCATGTAACTGTCATAGTAGGGGGAGCACTCCACGAGGCCGCAGGCCCATTCTATGGCCCGGTCGGGCTGATCCTGCTCGATCATGTCCCAGATCACTTCCATCAGGTCTTTCTGGGGCTCTTGGGAAAACTTGTGTACGTTCATGCCGATGGCCGCCGCCCGCCAGCCGAGGTGCTTCTCCCGCACATAGGCCATGCGGTTTTCGTCGGTGTCGGGCAGCATCTTGGAGGGCTCGTAGTAGTCGCCGATCACGGCTGGATTCTCTAGTTCATATCCCATTCTTCCCACGCCTTTCTCATCCTTAGTTTCTGGTCTTCCAGCTGGCTCGCCGGGGTGCGGTCGTAGTCTCCGCGCCCGGGCTTCTTCCGCCGCTTGGGGCGGTCGGGGCGCTGGCACTCGTGGGCCTCCCACGGTTGATCCAGATACGCCCCGCATTCGCAGCAGCGATACATTGCGTTTCGCTCCTTTTTGTGTTATAATGATGGTGGTTGTTTTGGACTGGCTTTCCTTTCGCGCCTCATCCTTTTGTCTTGGTACCCCTTGGGCTCGTGCTGGTAACACGAGCCCTCTTTTTATACCAGTCCGTGGCCCCACGCGATGAACGCGCCCACAAACAGCGCCACGGCGGCGAACATGGCGACGATCACTTCCCAGCTCTTATCGGGCGGGCAGACCTCCGAGGCCATCCAGCGCAGGCGGCGCTTGTAGCGCAGCAGGTTCAGGCCGGTGCGGGGGATGTACTCCATCATGGGGATGCCGGTAAACATCTTAGGTACGATGCGCATCATTCTCACCTCCTTTTGATTCTCAATTTCCCGTCTTGGTCGATATATCCGCCCTCCGGGGCTTCTTCCATCGCCCGCCGGTGCTGCCGGACGGGCTTTTTCGCGGGCCGTCTGGCCTCCTGTGCCATATCCTGCCGGGCTAGCTGCCAGCGGGTCACGGCCCGCTCGGTGGTGGCCAGTCGCGGGCGGGGGCTGCTGGGGTCAACGCCCACCGCGAAGCTCTCGATCTGCCCCGACCGCATCAGGCGGCATACGTTCTGGTAGGTCATGCCGGTGGCCTCGGCCACCTGCCGGGGGGTCATTTGGCGCTCCATCTTCTTGCCTCCCTTCGTCATTTCCCGATCCTCGCAAGGGTGTCGCTCAGGCTGGCGATCAGCGCCCTGATCTTCTCGGCGTACTGCCCGCTCAAGTCCTGATCGTCGATGTGCCCGTCCATCACGTCCCGCTCCACGGCCTCCTGCAGCTGGGCCACATCGGCCATGGTGTAGCGGTTTCGCATCACGCTCACCGGCAGAGCCATGTCGGCGCAGCCGATATAGCGGCGGCGGTAGCTGTCGTAATGGCTGAGCATCCATTTATGCCAGAGGGTGGGCTCGCCCAGCGCCTCGCCGATGTTGTCGATATCCTCCGGCGTGGGCACCGTCTCGCCGCTTTCCCAGCGCTCGATGGTGCTTTCGCTCACGCCTATCTTCTCGCCCAGCTTCCAGCGGGGCAGGCCCTTTGCTTCCCGGGCTTTTCGCAGGTCTTTTTCCGTAAATTCTGCCATGTTTCGTGCCTCCATGGTGTGCTATGCTTTCGCTGCGGGGGAATGGAAGGGGGCTTCCCGCTTCAGAGCTTCCCGCAGGTAGTACACGATCTGCTGATTGACGCTTCGGTTGTCCCGCTGGGCGGCGGTCACAACTTCCGCAAGGATTTTTTCATCGATGCGCAGAGTTGTTTTCTTCTGATTGGCCGTCACTGTGCCGTCACCTCCTGTTTATTATATCATGCCGTCACCTTGCCGTCAATGAGCCGCGCGAACTTTTTCCGGGGTATAATCCGCAGAAAGGAGGGGATTTCGTGCCGTCGAATCTGCCAAAGTTTACGCTGCGCACCGACCGGGTGACGCTGGAAAAGTTCCGATTTGTGGCTGACAACAATTTCCGCACCGTGAACCGGGAGTTGGAAATGCTGATGCAGCGCCACATTGCCGAGTACGAGAAGGAACACGGGGAAATCCGGGTGCCGGAGGGGGAGGACTGATGAAGAACCCATCGGTCGAAGACCTTGCCTATCTCAAGTCCCTCCGGGACGCTCCCGGCGGGCGGCTTCCGCTTCCCCAAGATCACATAACCATGCAGCGGGTAAAAGCGCTTCAGCAGAAGGGCTTTGTCAGGGTGATCCAGCGCTCCTTGCTGGAATTGGGTGAAGACTGCGTTGAGATCACCGTGGCCGGTCGTGACGCTGTATCCGCGTGGGAACGCTCACTGGATGCCGAGAACAAAGAACTTGAACGCCTGCGTCAGGAGGCCGAGAAGGAAGCCGCACAAAGCGCCAAGCAGGATGCGTCCGAGAGGCGAGCCGCCCGGCGCTCGTGGTGGCAGTTTTGGCTTGGTCTTCTGATGGGCTGGATTCTTGGCGGTTTCACGGCCCGTGAGGCTTTCACATGGCTTGCCGCTTTGTTTCAAGGCTCTGCTCCTCCTGTCGGTTGATGGGTTCAAAGAACTTCGTCCACTCCACGCCGAGGGCCGCGGCGATGCGCTGGGCCGTGGGGACGGAGGGAAGACGGATACCACTTTCATAACGGCTAATGGACACGTAAGAAACATTGGCGACCTTCGCAAGCTCTTTCTGGGTCATATGTTTTGCCTTGCGTGCCTCTCGGATTTTTACCACTTAACCACCTTCTTTTACCTTTTCGGTAAGTCTATTATATACCTATTCGGTTAATTGTCAATAACAAATTTAACTCTTTGGATATTTTCTTTTTACCTTTTTGGTTGTATACTTTTGCTGATGAGGTGGAAACATGGAACGCTTGAGAGAGCTTCGGTTGAAACGCGGAATGACGCAAACACAAGTCGGTGACTTAATAGGTGTTTCCTGCGTTACTATTGGGAGATACGAAGCCGGAGAAAGAGAGCCGTCAAACGCAAAAATAGCGGCTCTTGCAGATTATTTTGGCGTTTCCGTTGATTATCTAATGGGGCATGACGAGCAGCTTCAGTCCTCCCCCTCCCCAGCCGACCGGCAAAGGCGGGACGTGGAGACAATGCTGCGGGCGATGTCCGAGGCCGATCTGGAAAAGGTATATGACTATGCCCGGTTCATCACGCGGGATAAAAAATGATCTTCGCGGCCACGGTCTGGCCGTAAAAATTGGAAAAGAGGGGTTCTTATGATCAAAGCAACTCGTTGGTTTGCCTATCTAATTCTTCTTGGCGGCGTTATAGGCGCGTTTCTGTCGTTTAATGTTTATAGCTGGGCCCCGTCCGCTTCGACTCTCGGCGGCGGCGTCGTTGGATTCCTGCTGTTCGGCTCCATCAGCTTGTCGTTGGAGTACAAGGAGGAAGCGGAAAAGCAGCGCAAGGCCATGCTGGAAGAGCTGAAGGCCATCCGGCAGCAGCTTTGCCCCGAAGCGCCCGCAGAGCAAAAAGAAGAAACCAAATAAAAAAGCGCCGAAAGGCGCTGGGGGGATGATTTTTGATGCAAAACCAACCGGCGGGTTGGGAGGTAGGGGACATAATAGCGGGGCTTGCCCTCGGATTGTCACTGATTAATCTAATTGTTGGTGTTTTCGTAGAGAGATACAGACGGCGACGCTCGATTTCTATCGAGGACGCATTTTTATTCCCCGTTGGCTATACATCTGATTTTTGCTGGCTGGTTGTGCTGGCAACGCTTGTCAATAACACTCATGCCTGTTTGTCGTTCACCAACGCAAGACTTCGGTTGAAAGACGGGGAGATAAAAAACGAGATCAATCTCCGCGTACTTCCCTTCGGGGAAAAGAAGATCGAATTGGATTCCCTTCCGATCATCATCCCGGAACGAGGGGCGGAGCGGGTCACATTCGCCTTTCGGTTGAAAAGCGAAATGGATTCCCTCACAGCCCCATTCGTTCGGTGCAAGAATGAAGAAATTCGGAAACTTTGCTTCCCAAACGTGAATGTCTTGGTGCCGTCTGGCGGCAGCCACGAAGGGCAATGTCGTAAATTTCCTGATAATTCGGGGTTAAAGGATTTCCATCTTCCTTTGTCTTTTCTAGTTTCTGGCAAATTGCTTCAAAAAGATGTCTGCTTTGCCGTTGACGACATTCGATCGTTGCTTTAATGACAAAATGAGTGTTTTCCACGATTGCGGCGGCAATAACAACCGCAACGGCGGTCAGGCCAACCGTGACACTTGCTACGACAGCGCTTAAACAGATCAATAGAAAATTCAAATGCTTTCCCTCCTTGGCCTTAATGATAGTTCCAGTATATTCTATTGGTCAATAGATAGTCAAATGGTTTTGAGGAATTCAAGAAACTTTTGAAATTCCTCGTCGCTCATTTCTACCACTTTTTTCACGATCTTTTCAATGGTTTCCTCTCGCCGGTCTTTCATGCCCTGTTCCTTTCAGCCCCGCATAGGCTGTTGTAAATCATTCGCACGAATTTATAGATTTTTTTCAGTGCGCTCTCCGGGCAAACAGCCTGTACCATGCGGATAATTTCGTTACGGTAGTCCATTTCCATTTTTCCTCCCCAGTTGTCTTTTGGCGTTGCGCCCTGTTCTGCTTCCGTGATACTACACACCGCCAAAATAGGCAATAGGCAGAAATGGGACGTTCGACAAAATGCGACAGAATAGGAGGCCTAAATATGGGACAAACTGACCAAAAATATGGGACAATTATTGATATGGACGACCTGCGGGAGCGCATAAAGGCAGAAATGGGGCGGCAGGAAATCGGAATCGGAAAACTGTCCGCAATGACCGGAATCCCGAAAAGCACCATCGACAATTTTATCAATACCTCTACAGTCCCCGCCTTTGATCGCGTGTACCAGATCACAACGGCCCTTGGGTTGGAGATCGTGGAACAGCCGCCGGACATCCCGGAGGACGCACCAGCGAAGCACGGCTACACGTCGGAGTATGTCAACGACATGAACGCCGTCCACCAACAGGAGAAAACCGACATACGGGAAAACCAGCGCTATGCCATTGACGCATTGAAAGAAGCGTATGAAAACGAACGGGAAATTACGCAGCAGCTAATCACATCCCTGAAAAAGGAAAAACGCATATGGTGTATTCTGGCCGTCGTTATGATTGCGTTTATTTGTGTGTGGTTTATTTGGGATATCACGAGCCCCGCCTGCGGAATCATCCGCTACAACCGCTCCCTTGTCGGCCCATTCGCCAAGGGCTGAATAGGAGGAAATAATATGCCACGCCAGACCCTCAAGCAACGCAAGGACGGTCGCTACAAGTGCGTTTACAAGGGCATTCAATTTTACGGGGAGACGCAATCCGAGGCATTAGCCGCCCGTGACGCTTACAAGCGGCAGGAGGCGCAGAAAAAGCCGCAGGACGTGACGGTGATGGCCTATGTCCTGCGGTGGCTCCCGGCGTACAAAAGCGGGGTTACGCGGCGAACCTATAATCTTTATGCCGGGATGCTGGAACGGTTTTCCTGGTTTGTTGGGGCAGAGACCCTGCTGCGGAACGTTACAAAAACAGATATCGCCGAATATTATAATACGATCTCCGACAGAAGCAGCTCCTATATCCACAAAACACAATATCTGATCCACGCGCTATTTGAGGACGCGCAGGACGACGGGATCATCAACAGCGACCCTTCCCGCAAGATCAAGCCGCCGAAGGGCACAAGCGGAACGCACAGAGCCTTGGAGCCGTGGGAACGGCAGCTTGTTCACGAGATGGTAGATCATCCTTTCGGGGTTTGCGCCATGCTCATGCTGTATGGCGGCCTTCGCCGTGGGGAAGCATTGGCATTTGATATCGACCGGGACGTAGACTTCGACAAAGGGGTTATTTTCATTCGTTATGCTATGAGCTATTGCACCAGCCACCGGGGGACGGTCAAAGAGCCGAAAACAGAAGCAGGCGTTCGCACGATCCCGCTTTTCAATCCGCTGCGTGCCGTTCTTTCAGGGCGGCACGGTCTGGCATTCCAGCCAAAAAACGGGCAAACCACGCATTCTTCTTTTTTTAATGCGTGGAACAGTTATATAAACAAAATGGAAGCCCTTCTCAACGGATGCTCAAAACGCTGGTATGGGCGGACAAAGGCTCAACAGGAGCTTGCCTCCGCCGGGCAGCTTCCGCCATGGAAAGAGATCACCATCCGCACCCACGACTTCAGGCATTCCTTCTGCACCATGTGCAGGGATGCGCATGTTCCAGCAGAGGTCCTTGTGCAATGGATGGGCCACAAAGACGATAGCATGATCCGGCAGATTTACGACCACATTTCCGATAAGCGCAGAATGGAAGCGAAGCAAAATGCCGAAAACGAAATGTCCATCATTTTTGGCTTAGAGGTTCAAAACGAGGTTCAATCGTCCTTTGATATTCGCAAAGCATAGATATATAAAGGATTTGTCTTTATATGGTACATCACGGCTGGGCATACTGCCAAATTATATTTTTTTACAAAAAAAGCATCCGAAACCCCGCACCCACAAAGGGTTGCGGGGTTTTCCTATGCAAAAATATTTTCTCAAATTCTTTTCAAAAGTCCCTTATTTTCCAGTTCAAAGATTCAAAACGAGGTTCAGACTTTCCCGCCTAAAATCCCGGCCCATGTCTTCATATCCTTTGCCCGTTTCAGCTGCTCCCGATCCTCTACCGCTACGGCAGCGAGGGCCTGTTCTATCTGCTCCAAGCGGGGGACTTTGTCGAGGTCGGCGCAATAGTCGGACAGATACACCTTCGGGGCTTCTTCCTTCGCCGGTTCGGCCTGCACGGCTTCAGACGGGGCGGCAAGATACGCCCGCACGGTGATGAGCGCTGCCAGATCATACACGTTTCGGGCATTCGGTTCCCCGGCCAACGACTTCTCGATCTCACTTTCCACCCAGCTCAGCGTGATCATGCCGCCCCTCCTTCCTTAGCGTTTCTTCAGTTCGTCCATCAGGCGCTGGATCATTTCACGCTCCCGCTGGCCGTCGGCTTTCTGCATCAGGCGCTCCAGTTCCTCTTCCATGCTGCCGCCGTCGCGGCTGTAGTGGGCACGGACGTAGTGCTGACCGCTCCTTGCATAGCTGTTTCCGCCGTCGTTGTACCGGCTGTAGCTCCCACGGGCTTCCCAGCCGCCGCCCCGGCTGTAGCCATCTTCCCGGCTGTACCCGCCGTCTTCTTCCAGCATCATGATCTTGTCGATGTTTTTCACCGTGTCGGTGAGCTTGTGCACCAGATCAAGATCGCCTACGGACATTTCGCCCTTCCCGGCCAGTTCATCCAGCTCCCGGCAGAGCATTTCCCTCAATTCATACAACGCTTTCATGTTCGTTTCTCCTTTCCTTACGCTTCGCGGGTGACGATGAGGTTCGCGTTCTGCACCTCAATGTCCACGCCGCTGGTGTTCTCCACGGCCACCGTCACGCAGCAGCCCGCCGGTACGTCGATAAACGTATCGACGCTCACGTTAAAAAACTGTTCCACCGCCGCAGGGGTCACAATGGCCTTGCTGGCCGGAAGTGCTTCCCCGGCAATGGCAATGGCAACGGAGATCGGCCCAGCCGTTCCGCCAGCCGGGAGGGCAATGTTGCCGCCGAAGGTCACGCGATACCGTGCCTTGCACTGAGCCGTCAAGCCCCGGAGGGTCACAATGCCGCTGCCATCCCGGTGTACGATGCACCGGGAGGGGCACACCGGCGTTTCCGTCAGGATCACGTTCTGATCGCTGGCCACCGTTTGGAGGGCCGCGTTCGTAAATTCTGCCATATTCATTCTCCTTTCAACAAAAGCGGCGAGGGATATTTCCCCCGCCGCAGATCGTCAGCACCGGCTTTTGCCGGTCATCCCGTCAGGGCGGGAAGCTGTGTCATGCACTTGTCAGCCGTTGCAGAGCTGCTGGCCGCAGCAGTACGGATCGGGCACCATGTAGGCCGGGATGGGGCCGGGCCGCAGGGTCTGCACCAGATACTGGTTCTGCGCCGCCTGACTGGCCGCCAGCTGCGCCGCAAAAAGCTGCTGATTCTGGGCCGCGATCTTCTCATCCTTGGCCTCGATCCTCTGCGCGGTCAAAGCGTCAAGGATGGCGCGGGCATTGCAGTTCTGGTTCTCGATGATGTCCCGGGTGCCGTTCTGGATGGTGTTGCGCGTTTCACAGGCCTGCGTAGCCAGGTTGTAGTTCACGCCCTGGATGGCAGTCTGCGTCTTGCAGCAGCAGTCCGCCGCCTGCATGGCCATGTTGTTCAGCTGCTGCATCAGCGCGGCCTGTTGGTTGGAGCGGGAAAGTTCCGCCTGCCCAAAGCCGTTGGCCATCTGCATCTGCACGCCGTTCACCAGCTGCGCCTGAGCGTAAAAGCCGTCGCACAGCCCGTTATTCACGCCATCGATCTTGCGCTCGATGTTCGCAAAATCGCTGGTCAGCAAGTAGCCATCCATAGCCGTTCCCTGCCCGCCGCGAGCGTTTCCGCCCCAGCCGCCGCCCCAGCCGCAGAACACAAACAGGAAAAGGATGATGATCCACCATGCGCCGTTTCCACCGAACATGCCGTCGCCGCTGTTGTTCCGACCCGTTACCGCCGCGATATCGGCGGGGGTCATTTCGTTGCCGTTCATCTGTTTTTCTCCCTTCTTTTATATGCTCAATCGTGGCCACGATCAACGCCGTTACTGTCCACCCAGCAGGCATTGGAACATCTGCGCCGCCTGCTGCAGCTGGTCAAGCTGCTGCTGGCTCATCTGCCCGGTGCGCAGCAGCTTTTCTACCTCCGCTTTCGGATCGCCCGTGAAACTTTGGCGGAATTTTTGGAACTGCTGTACCATGCTGTGGAATTGTCCCATGGGGCCGGGCATATGTGCCCCCATGCCGCCAAGCTGCTTAAACAGAGGGTTCATCCGCCGCCGCCTCCTTCTTAGCCCGCGCCGGGCGCTTCGTCAGTTCGTCTACCCGGCTCTGCAGGGCTTCAAAGTCCTTCCGGGTGACGTATTCCGCCGCCGCCTCTTCCGGGATGGGCGCGGCCTTGCGCTCCTGATAGTCAAAGACCCGCATGGAGGGCATCCCCGCCGCGTCACAGCTTTTCAAGTAAAAGCACTGGCGCTCGCTATCCATCAGCAGAACGCTGGAACCATTTGCAACCATGTAGCTTTTGGCCCCGGCCTCTCCCTGCACCCATACCAGCCCGCCGCCGTTCTGCTGCTGCCCCTGCTGCTGCATCTGCATGGGCTGATTCTGGCCCATCCGCATCTGCGCCAGCTGATCCGGCGCGGCCCCATAATAACCGCCGAAGCCCGGTTGATACCCATATCCAAACACGGTTTATTCCTCCTTTTGCCAGTAGTACACGGGCGTTTCGCGCCCGCTGTCCCAACTGTCGTACCAGTCGCCATTGTCTACACACACCACATGCCCACTGATCGCCAGCACGTACAGGCCCTCCGGGTGCTCCCGGCAGAAATCCTCCACGGTGTAGCAATCGGGGCAGGTATCGGGGAGGATATGCCGCCGGAAACCGTGCCGACGGAGATAAGCGCCCCACACCGCATTGGCGCTGGGCATGTCGCACAGCTCAAGCCCTGCGGCGCATAACCCGGTATAGGTCTCTGCCCAGCTGCGGCCTGTGGCCCTCGCAATGGCCCGGATAACGCAGTCGCCGACACGCTTGCCGCTTGGATTAAGGTTATACTCGCAGTACATCGCCCACCGCCTCCTTACCTATATCATGGCACGGAGCGCGGCCCCGCGCCATGAAAGCCCGGCGCAAGTTTTCAGCAAGTTTTCAGCAAGTTTTCAGCAAGTTTTCAGCAAGTTTGTGGCAAAAAAAGAGCAAAAAAAAG